TGATAAAACATGAACTCTCATATATTGCGATAACTTCGTATGAACTCCTAAAAATACTACTACATCATGGCAAGAAAAAGATACGACGAAGTTTACGAGGTATGGAAGGATTACATAGGCATTCCGTGGTGGAAAGAGAAGAAAGCAATCGGAGGGTGTTATGACATCATCCTGAAGTTCTATAAGGAACAGTTCGGGATGGAGTTGTTTGACTACCCATCAGAGAAGAAGTATCTGTTTAAACCTGAGTACATCGAAGCAGAATCACAGCGTCAGGGAGGGAGCACTGTTGTCTACACTGGTAGGAACGATGAGTCCTTCGATATGAATATAATGGAGTTTGGGGATGTAATGATCATGCACTTGTTTATCGACCCGCTAGGGGGCGGTTACAGAGTGGATGGTAAGCGTCTGTGCAACCATATCGGTATCTACCTAGGGGAAGGATGGATGTTACACCATCCCTACCAGTGCGAATCTGATATTGTCGATCTACATGACGACAACTGCTCATGGTATCTTACTAACACAGAGTTGGTGTTGAGAAAAGTGTAAACACTATATAAAGTGTTATTGAGAAATAATTCCTATGTCAAATCGCTATACTTTACAGATAGATTCTGACGAGCATGGGGAACTCTTTATTACATTTCCAGACGATCTGATGGATGATTTAGGTTGGAAGTATGGTGATGTGCTAGAATATGAGGATGAGATCGATGGCAGTTTGATTATTAAGAAGTCAGACGATGAAGTTGTCGATAAGGACCTCTAAAAAAATTCCCCCGAAAAAACCACCGTGGACTTGATCTGTATTCAGTGTGCTGCTATGGCAGCGAGATTCGATATGCAAGGGGAGAATGTCATAGAGACATGCCCAGGTCGTCAACCCACCAACAACGAGAAATTGTATAGGTGGTCAAGTTGGCAACCAAAAACCCCCTTTGCCCCTACGTGGGATTGTCCCATGTATCTGGATACGGTAGACAATCAGTTATGTAATACTATACTTGCGGGCTTAACTAAGGTAGAAGAAAAGATTGGTCATTGGACTACCTATAACTTTTTCTTAACTGATGATCCTATAGCACTTCAGTTAAAAGAACGTATAAAGGAATCCTTATATGAGTTTGGAGATGAATTAAAAATCGTCTTTTCTGATCAACTGTGGATTAGAGGATGGATGCATTGTACAAGGATAGGAGAGAAACTACCTATTCACTCACATTCGATGCATGAGAATACATTCTTATCTGGTAACCTCCTGCTCCATAATAGTAATATACAGACGGAATACATAATCCCACACTATAGTACGTACTGTGGGAACTTTAAACCTGAAGCAAAATGTGGTAATATGGTATGGTTCCCTTCATGGGTCGAACACTATGTACCTGAATGTAATGAGAATAGATATGCTATAGCATGGGATATCTATACTAATGAAGCAATGGAGTACATGGCAGACAACCACCCCGAAGACTCAATGAATTTAAGTTGTTTATTATGAACGAGCAAATGCTAAAAGAGATTCCCGAATGGGAAACTGAATATCTCACCATGAATAAGAACCTCACTGATAGACAGAAGGAACTCCTTAAAGGTGCTGAGATCAAGTCTCATGAGGGCATGCTATTCGGTGGCATGTATGCTGATTGGAAGAGGCAGAAAGGTTATGAGTGAAAAATCATTTGAGGAGATCTATGCTGAACACATGGAGATGATCAGCAAGGCAATAGAGAACCTAGCAAAGCGTCAGGAGGGTATAGAAGAAGCGTTTGGGCATATACCTAAACCTGGTGCTGATATGATTAAGTACAAACCACCTGACTATGAGGACTATCTTAATCTCACGCAAATATTTGACGATCTGTATACTAGACTAAATATGTTGGAGGGTCGTATTAAAGAATTAGAGAAGTAATGCCTTCTTACATACTTGAGACAGGTCGTGGATATCCAAATGCCGTTACTCAGCAGACGTATACGAATACGTATAAACGTCCTAGTAATGGCGATTATCGTAGCCACGATTATCACTCAGGTCCTGGAACAAATTATAATATAACATTTAATGATTTTGGTCCTGGCACCATGATCATGGGGAAGGATATTGTCTATTATATTGGTGACGAAGAGGAAACTTGTGTAGGAGCAAACTGTGATGGGTATAGGAGGGCAATATACAGGTGGTACAGAGGCAAATATACAGACCATAAGTATACAGATACAAAGTACTTTGATTACTCTTATGACTTCCCAGGTGAACCTAGGAGTAAAAGAGAGAAAGTAGGTAGAGGATATAACAGAGAACCTCGTGATGGACGTGCTGTCTTTTGGTTGTCTAAAACAGATATACCAGGAAAGACTACACCATTGGTTGCTTACTACAATAATGACATCAATGATACGTTGTTGAGTACTTCACCTACTACTGTTACTCCAACCTTTGATTTATCTGGTAACTTAGTTGTTGGTGGTACAGGGACTGGAACTATAGAATTTAGATTCAGTTGGAATGATAATCCTAATACTGCTGGTGTTGCACTTGGAACTTATGCGATTCCTTCTCTTGGAATATCCTTCACACAGACATCAGGTGTACAAACTGGATCATTACCAAGCCAGACAGCTACTGTAACAGCGGGTCAGACATACAACTGCACCATTACTAATGGTAATGCTGCTGGATTTGATCTGATAAATGGTGATCAGACTATATGCTTTAAGGATGGTCATGGTAATGATTGTAATGCAACACTATCCATTGGTTATCCAGGGGATTATGAACTAGTAAGCACTATAGGACACATATGGACATCATTGGCAAATGCACAAGCATATGCAGTATCTGGAGAGACACCCGTCCCTTTATACGAATACCTGTGGAATACGAATACTACACGTCGGGATCATTTCTACACGATAGCCCCACAAGAGGAAGTGAACCTACAAACGGGAGTTGCTGGAGTCCCAGACTGTAAAGACCCACGAGATCAGAACTATACTTACGTTGGAATAGTAGGATATGTCTTCCAACAGGATAGATCTACAGCAGCAAAGAAACTCATGCGAGATATTGCTGCCATTGGTCCTACTGGAGAGTGCAATGTTAACCGTAGTGACTGGTTTCAGTGGAACAATGAGTGGACTTTAGAGAAATATTTACGAGAACAGAACGGTGTACCCGCAACACAAGGTTGGGGTAACCCTGCAAACGTCAATGGTGTCAATACTACTGACGCATTATTCGAATGGTTCTACGGGCTTAATGGTGCAGTTAAGGCAGCACTGCCTAGATACCTCTCTTTTGAGACATCTTATGACTCTCAATTCATCTATTATCTGTATGATACCTCATATCCATGGAACGGACCAATTTTTGGTATCAATTTTGCGTTAAGTGATGCTGCTTGTTGTCCTAATAATCAGAATAATAACGGTAATGACATATGTGATCCCAATATAGAGTACTACAGTAGGTTCTATGAGATCCGAGAGGACTCTTGGGAGACCATGAAGACCAAATTAGTGCTGTCAGACATGGCATCACAGAACATTAATGAGTCTTATAACGTCTTTGATACCGAATCCCGTAGAATTCTCTTCAGATATACCACCACATCAGGTGCTTTTTACATTGGTGAACAGATTAATGGGTGGGATATCACTCAATTACGCTATTTTGGTGATGAACTTAAGGTAGGATACATGGAATTGAGTGGTGAAGGTAGTGCTTTTAACTATAATCAGGCATTTACTTCCACAGATGGTGGTGCAATCGTAGTTCTTGCGGGCTTTGGTATAGCAGATAAGGCGGGCTTTGCTGGTGTATACGAATTTCCGAAGAAAATTCAGTACTATCAGGTAGAAATTGACCCAGAACAACTGATTGCTACCCGTACTTTGGACAGAGCAGAGATAGTTGCGAACATAGACAACAAAGGACAGGTAGCATCCATCGATATTATCAATGGTGGCTTCGGATATGTTAAACCTAAGATCGATATTGAGCAGCCTGCAGTACTAACTGAACTAGGTGCTAACGATTTATCACGTAAAACACTACATGGTATGGGTGGTTGGAGTGGTCAAACACTAGAAGCACCTGAAGATCCCGTGTATAACCCACGTGGTGACAAGAATAACTTCATGATGAAGGACATTAAGGAGAAGCAATCCGCTATTCACAACGAAAAGAACGAAGAAACGTATCAAGAAAGAGAAAGATTGATGCCTTATTCGGAAAATAGTGATGTTCAGATCGCAGGTACTAGTCAATCAATCAGTGTAGAGAGCAAAAAACTACGTCGTCAGACTGGTGAAGGTAAAGGAAAGACTGAATTTAGGAAGGCAAAGCTACAAATCACCAAATTAGATGACAATGGAACCATAGAAGAGATACTAATTACTGACAGAGGGTCAGGATATGACTTCGATCCTGACAATAAACCTCAAGTTTACATCGTTGATGTAGAAACAGAGACCTATAAGATCAGAGGTCCCAATACACAAGGGCATGTAGAGAAGTATAAAGACGCAATTAGGCATCCAAAGGGTCTTAAGCAGGAACTTAAGAAGGGTACATCTGCTAATGACTCGGAAATGGACGTTATGGACATCGGTGTTATCGGTGGACTTAACACTTTAATGAATGGATTTACCGCTCAGTACCCTGTTGGGTACCTGAGAATGAACGATGTAGACAAAGAAGAGGAAACTAGCCTGTGTAATAACCTCCCTGCAGGGTGTATTAACATAGAATTCCCTAGAACTATTGAGGATGCACTCTTTAAAGTGGAAGATGTGCAAGGAATGGTTAATGGAAGTGATGAATTTTCCGAGTTTATGGACAATCAGTATCCCACATTACTAGCTTCTACTAGGGATGCAGACGGAAAAGCAGATGCATTGGGTGGTTTGTATGGATTTAATGGTGGAAATCCTTGTGTTAAGATAGGACAACCTAAATTTTACTCTGCACAACGGTTCTACGACATACCTTGTCCGTATATTAAGACTAATGAGAACGGTGAGAACCGAGCATTTGGGTATATGGTTCACAAATATTGTGCTTCCAAGTCAGATAATGCCAGTTTCAGGGTATCAATGGTCTGTGAGGGGCATACAACAGGTGCTCAGGGGCAAGAATTCATGACTTTCCTTAAGGGATTGCCTGAACCTAAACTCACAGAGACTAGAAAGAGTGCTCCAAACAACTCTCCATGCTGGCCATGCAAGAGAGGTGCCATCGAAGGACGTTGTTATAGGGATTCTACCAACGCAAATGACATTATTTTCGTTCCAGTAGGTAGTGATGAGAACACTTATGACTATAATAGACAAGGATTTAGTGAATTAGAGCAGTTCCAGACATGGTTGGGTGATAATCTAAGTGGTTATAGTGCCAATACAACATATACTTGGGTTGATAGTTCCGATGGTCAGTCGTATACTCAGACTTATACTGATATTTCAGTTAATACAAGTCTTGTAAATGGCATGCCACCTAATGAATGTTGGGACACCTACCTCAGAACCACTTCTAACACGAATGGACCATTAAATGCATATTGTGGGTACAATCCATCCAATCCTCCTCCAGGCACCGATAGAACGCCTACAGGAGGGTACTGGGACGTTAATTACATAGCTAACCCTCCTGGGTGTGGAGACCTAGCATTGGAGTTTGTTTCTGATGCTGCAATAGCAGTTAACCCTAAACTTTGTAGTGAATTTGAGATTATTCTAGGACCTACTAATGGTACTATGGATGTTAAGAATTATAATACTGGTGCAACCATAGTATTTGGTGATACAGTACGTAATGTAGGTAATCCTTACTTCACTGAATGTGATCTAGTCTTCGGTCAAATGACTTCTATTGTTAATCCTCCTAAATCATTACAGCAGAAAGAGAGAATTGCGACGGTATCATGGGATCCTACAGATCCAGATAGGGAAGAATACGATCCTACCTTCGTAATTCCCGAAACTAATTTGGAGCATAGTGAATAATGGCTTATGGAATGTTACTACCAGTCGCACCTTACACGGGCTTACCGTGTTCAGGGCATGGTATCTGCATCCCATCTACTGTACATAGTGTCCAAGCATGTGGAACTCCACCAATTCCTTACACAATTAGGATAAAAGAGTTCACTTGTTGGTGGCCACCGTTCCCAATGATACTCACTGGGACAATGAGTCCACTCAAAGCAACGGTATTGACGAACTTTTTACCGACTTTGACCTTTGGTGATACGTTTATCAACCATCCATCACCGTGTACTAACATAATTATATACATGTGTCCTTGTGGAAAGGCAATGTGCCCTATTCCAACACCCATTCCATGCTCGGCATTGACGATTGAGGACATGGGTATAGGTCATATGAGGTTCTTATGGGCAACTACCTTCGCTACATACTGTACTAAGCTACCAATAGGTAGAATTTTGGATCCATTGGGCATCGGATTCCCAGGATTTAGTTATCCTTGTTCATCCGTAGTTGCGTATGGAAGTCCAAATGTGTTATCATCTTAAAAGTTAGAGATTATTATGGCAAAAGCAAGCATGGGTGCATGGGGAACTGGTAATTATGTACCATCCACACCAAAGATGACTCGTCAAGGTACTAGTAAGAACACAAAGTATTCTGCTACTTCTAGAAATGGTGCCAAAAAGAAGTACCGAGGACAAGGTAGATAATGTACCAGGCACTACCAGACGGTTTACACATCAAAGATAGTCCCATTGCGGGACAAGGTATCTTTGCTAAATCAGATATACCAGATAACATCTATCTTGGCATATCTCATGTAGTAGTGGATGATGAAATAATGAGAACCCCTTTAGGTGGATTTGTGAATCATAGTGATAATCCTAATTGTGTTAAGGGGTTTAAGCAAGAAGAGTGGGGTAAAATCTATCATATGATGACGATTAGACCAATTAAGAAGGGTGAAGAACTGACTTTAAAGTATACTTTCTACAAAGTGTGATAAATAAAAGATAAAGTGAGTAATAACCACGAATAATGCCTGCCTATAGGTTTAGATCAGAGAAATTTTTCTCAAGAGCGTTTAAGGATTTCGCTATTTCATTTAAAGCGAACCCAAACACTAAGGATTTTAGCTCTGTCAGTAATGACAATGCCATAAAACAGTCCGTTCGAAACCTAGTGCTTACAAATTTTGGTGAAAGACCCTTCCAATATGAAATTGGATCTAGAGTAACACAAATGTTATTCGAACCATTTGATGTGTTCCTTGCTGAGGATCTTCGGGATGAGATAAAGAATACTATAGAAAGACTCGAACCTCGTGTTGAGACTGTTTCTGTAGAAATAAGGTCGCCAGAGAGTTCATCTATCACAAATGATATTGATGTTTCTGTCGAATATAAGATAGTTGGTCAAGCACAAGTCCAAAATATCGAGTTCCTATTAGAAAGAACCTAAAATGCCTGCGATTCCATCAGAATTAACCTCGCTAGATTTCTATGAGATCAAGGAATCGATCAAATCTTACTTGCGTACACGTACTGAGTTTACAGATTATGATTTTGAGGGATCTTCTGCGTCATATCTGATCGATACTTTAGCATATAACACTTATTACACCGCATTTAACGCTAACATGGCGATGAATGAGGCGTTTTTGGAATCTGCAACGGTAAGAGATAACATTGTACGGATTGCAAAGCAGTTAAATTATACACCAAAGTCAATTAAAGCGGCAAGAGCATGTGTACAGATGGTTGTACAGTGTGCAACACTTGCTGGAGGACAAACATACCCAGATACAGTAACGATTAAGAAGGGTGATGTCTTCATTTCTAGAAATAATACAGACACATTTCCATTTTGCTTGTTAAAAGACACTCAAGCATCGGTTGATCAGAATACTGGAGTGGCAACTTTCTCTAAAATGATCATATATCAGGGAAATTTGCTTACATATCACTATACTGTTGATGATACACAGAAACAGGACTTTGTTATACCCGCAGAAAACGTTGATACTGAGGTTTTGACCGTTTCTGTTAAACCAACAGAGCAATCAGTCGAAGTTGACGAGTATTCTTTATCCACAAATGTCGTAGAATTGACATCCACCTCTAGAAACTACTTTTTAGAGGAAACTGAAGACCTCAGATACAAGGTAGTCTTCGGAGATGGTGTTTTAGGACGTAAATTAATTGATAATGAGTTCATTATACTCAAGTATGTTGTAACTGCTGGAGATGCAGCTAACGGATGTACTAAATTCTCCTTTATTGGGTCAGCAGTTGACTCTGCAGACCGTCCTATATCCCCTGCCAGCATGTCCCTGGGGACTATAGACAGTTCGGAAGATGGTGCTGAGAGAGAAAGTGCATTATCTGTTAAATTCCGTGCTCCTAGGTCATTCTCAACGCAGAACAGAGCAGTCACAGAAGACGATTATGCTTATATCGTATCTTCTTTATATCCACAGGCAGCTGCGGTTACTGCTTATGGTGGTGAGAAACTAAATCCACCTATTTACGGTAAAGTTTACATAGCAGTTCGTTCTAAGTCAGGTGTAAATTTAAACACCACAACTAAGACTCGTATTAAGAACCAACTACTGAAATATTCGATGGCATCAATTGAGCCAGTCATCGTTGACCCACGTATCTTCTATGTTGTACCTAAAGTCTATCCGTTCTTTAACGGTAACGAGACTTCTAGATCAGCAAATGAGTTGGCAACGGAAATCTTAAAATCAATTGACAAATATAACACCCAAAACAGAGATGGTAGATTTGGTGATCGCATAGAAGCATCTAAGTTTAATTCTATGGTTGATGCTTCTGATGATGCTATCAGTGGAAGCACTACACAGTTTACTATGGGTCAAAACCTTGATCAATTCACTTTTGGTAATATCTTTACGCAATGTCTTGATTTTGGTAATCCTATTACTAACCCAAGTGATACTGGTGGTAACGATGCAGGAGATTCTACCTGTCCACCTAAGTTCTCTTCTATGAAGTCTGGTAAGTTTTATGCTACTGGATATACAGAGAATCTTGCTGATCTAGTGGCTTCTGGTGAAACTGCATATGAAACTGCAACACCAGCAGATGAGGTAATTTACGCTTCTGGTACAAGGACAACTGAGGTTCTAGTTCCTGTAAATATCAGAGACGATGGTAAAGGCAACTTACTGTTAGTTGCTACTCGTAATGAGAAAGAGGTTGTGCTGAACTCAAGCATTGGTACTGTTGACTACAGTAAAGGTATCGTTTGTGTAGGACCTCTTAATGTAGCAGATACTGGTGATGGAACGAACAGAATCCCTGTAGTAGTTCATCCTATTACTGATTCTATCATTATACCTCCTGGCGTTGATCCTACGATCTTTAATCCAGAAGTATATCCCATTGATTTTGTTACTAACCCAACTACTGTCAGTAACTTCGATCCTAATAACTTTAGTGGTTGGAGCTATGGTGGAACCCCAATAAATATTATCGAATATCCAGTGGATGCATTTACGTATCCAGAAATCACGAGCTGCTTCTAGATAGATGTTTGCAAAAACAGTAAATATTTCCGATAGAGTCGAGAATCAACTTCCCGCCTTTATCAGACAAGAGGATGAACAATTTGTCAACTTCTTATTTGAGTACTACAAGTCTCAAGAGAAGACAGGTCGTCCATACAATATTCTAAATAATCTTCTCAATTATTTGGACTTAGATGACTATGATCAAAAGGTCTTAGCATCAACTACAGTTCTAATTAAGGATGTTGACCCAACAAATACATTAATCGAAGTTGAGTCTATTGATGGATTCATGGATCGTGATGGATCTGTGATGATTGATAATGAAGTAATATACTA